GCCAGCAAGCAATCGGCAGACAACAAGGCTAGTTATGCCTTTGGTGGAGTAACAAATACGACAGCTCAGGGCAATCCGGTACCGCTCTTGTACGGACGGCGCCGTATAGGTGGCGCGATCATCTCCGCCGGTATCTATGTTGAAGATCAGCAGTAAGCATGCTGTAATGGGCTTACTTAATATGGGGTAACTTGAGCTTAGATTCAAAAATGAAAAAAATATCTACTCTTTTCCTTTGTACTTCCTTATTTTCAGGCATGGCTTTAGCTGATAACCATTACATACCTCTCCTCTATAATTTATCTACTATTTTTGATTTCAATCCAGTTAAAGGAGCTGTCAAATCATTAGATACTGATGTTGAAGAAAATGGTAAGGTCACTTATAAAATCTCCATCAGACTAGCTAAGAATGGTTGTGTCGAAAGCTTAGATCTTGATAACGTTTCGTCTGGTCATGAAACAAATCTAAAAAATAGTAATGGAAGTCTTGTTGGCCAAAGAGATGGTAAGCCTTTCTCTATACAGCTCGATGAAAAATGTAATATTTTGACTCAAAATGAAAATGGTGACGAGTTGCGATATAGTCTTTACTCGAATGGCTTAATTAAAGACACCTATTATTTGGGTAAGAAAATATCTGAGCATTTTTATGATGATAATTCTAATTTGATACGTTCTGAGTTTTATGGTTCTGGTAAGGTCCTCTCTAAAAACGAAATATCTTATGTTGATAAAGACAGGAAGCCTCTTGATTATAAAATTATAAACACATCAGTTTACTCGGAAGGTTATACAGCAACGAATACTTGTCATTATAGCGAAAAGCTTGTTCCAGAAATATGTAAAGTAACAATGCAGAGCGCAGGGAATCCTGTGCCGAAGCCAGTACTAATGACAGCGAATACGAAAGTTGAATTCTACTAGATTAAACACATTTCAATAAGCCACCTCCGGGTGGCTTTTTTTATGGGCGCAATATGGCTATAGCAACCGCTATTAAAGGCCGCAAGGGCGGCAGTTCAAGCTCAAGAACTCCTACAGAACAGCCAGACGATCTGCAGTCAGTAGCCAAGGCAAAAATCCTTCTCGCGCTGGGAGAGGGGGAGTTTGCTGGTGGCCTGACTGCGCGCGATATTTATCTCGATGGCACTGCACTTGAGAACGCAGATGGTTCGCAGAACTTCAGCGGTGTGGCGTGGGAGTTTCGTTCTGGAACTCAGGCGCAAAAATACATTCAAGGGATCCCGGGTACTGAAAACGAAATTAACGTGGGTACCGAAGTTTCCAGCACCACTGCATGGACGCGCACGTTCACCAATACGCAGCTTTCAGCTGTTCGCCTGCGTCTAAAATGGCCTTCTCTCTTCAAACAGGAGGACGATGGCGATCTGGTTGGCTATTCGGTCAACTACGCAATTGACCTGCAGACAGATGGTGGCACCTGGCTGACGGTGCTAAATACCAGCGTGACCGGGAAAACCACCTCTGGTTATGAACGCAGCCACCGTATTGATTTACCTCAGGCGGGCAGCACCTGGACCATCAGGCTGCGCAAGATTACAGCCGATGCCAATAGCGCGAAGATTGGCGACACGATGACGCTGCAAAGCTTTACGGAAGTAATCGACGCGAAACTGCGTTATCCGAATACCGCGCTTCTGTACATTGAATTTGACTCGAGCCAGTTCAATGGTTCAATTCCGCAAATTTCCTGCGAGCCCAGCGGGCGTGTTATTCGTGTGCCCGATAACTATGACCCCGAAACACGAACGTACAGCGGTACCTGGACGGGCGCTTTTAAGTGGGCATGGACGGATAACCCTGCGTGGATATTTTACGATCTGGTGGTCACTGACCGCTTCGGCCTTGGTAATCGGCTAACGGCAGCCAATATCGACAAATGGACGCTTTATCAGGTCGCTCAATATTGTGATCAACCGGTACCGGATGGTAAGGGTGGTAGCGGAACTGAACCTCGTTACACCTGCAACGTATACATTCAGGATCGAAATGACGCTTACACCGTCCTGCGTGACTTCGCCGCCATTTTTCGAGGCATGACCTACTGGGGAGACGATCAGATTGTTGCCCTTGCGGACATGCCCAGAGATGTTGATTTTACCTACACGCACGCTAACGTAGTCGACGGCAAATTTGTATATTCCAGCAGCACAACCAAAAGTCGCTACACAAACGCTCTTGTTTCCTGGTCTGATCCGGCAAATGGGTATGCTGATGCAATGGAGCCAGTCTTCGAACAGGAGTTGGTGGCGCGCTATGGTTTCAACCAGCTTGAGATCACCGCCATCGGTTGCACCCGGCAGTCTGAGGCTAACAGAAAAGGGCGCTGGGGGATCCTGACCAACAATAAAGACAGGGTTGTAACGTTTGACGTTGGCTTGGACGGCAATATTCCTCAGCCGGGCTACATAATTGCTGTTTCTGACCGAAATCTTTCAGGGAGAGATTTAGGCGGTCGATTATCCGCGGTTAATGGTCGTGTACTCAAACTTGACCGGGTACCAAGTGCTAAGGCCGGTGACAGGATAATGGTAAACCTGCCGTCGGGTATCACCCAATCCCGAACGATTCAGTCCCTGTCAGGTGAAATGGTCACCGTGACCACCGCTTTTAGCGAGCTTCCACAGGCCGAGGCTGTATGGGTTATTGAAAGTGATGAACTCTATGCGCAGCAGTACAGGGTGGTTAGTGTCACCGATAACAATGACGGGACATATACCATCACGGGGGCAAATCACGATCCGGATAAATATGCCCGTATCGATACAGGTGCCGTTATAGATCAGCGGCCGGTGAGTGTCATTCCTCCTNGTAACCAGTCGCCACCAGGCAACATCGCGATCAATTCGTTTTCCGTNGTGCAGCAGAATATCAGCGTCGAAACCATGCGCGTGAGCTGGGACCAGGCTCAAAATGCTATCGCCTATGAGGCGCAATGGCGCCGCAACGACGGGAACTGGGTTAACGTGCCGCGCAGCTCCACCACATCATTCGACGTCCCGGGGATTTATGCCGGGCGCTACCTGGTGCGCGTGCGTGCAATCAATGCCGCTGAAATTTCCTCAGGATGGGGATATTCAGAAGAGAAGACGCTGACTGGCAAAGTAGGCAATCCACCTAAGCCAGTAGGATTCACCGCCACGGGCATTAACTGGGGGATTCGTCTTAACTGGGGTTTCCCGGCAAACACCGGCGATACGCTAAAAACGGAAATTCAGTACACAGCAAACAGTGACTTTTCAGATCCATTTTTGCTCTCAGACGTGCCTTATCCATCTGCGGAATACACCCAGCTCGGCCTTAAAGCAGGGCAGGAATTCTGGTACCGCGCACAGCTTGTCGACAGAACGGGTAACGAGTCCGGGTATACCGACTGGATCCGGGGAATGTCTAACGAAAACGCCGATGATTATCTGGGTGATATCGCTAACGATTTTCTTACCTCTGCTGATGGGGAGCGCCTCACTGGTGACATAGATACAAACATTGAGGGAATACTACAAAACGCCCTGGCGAACCACGGAACAGTTGAGCACCAGTGGGCACAATACGGGGAAGTGCGCGCCGATATTCTGGTTGTTAAAACGACGATTGCTGAAGTTGATAAGGCAATGGCCGAACTTTCGACGCAGGTACAGGCGCAGATAGAGGACGTCACCGCTTCCCTGGAAGACAAGCTTACAGCCGTCGTAGATGCCTCCGGTGCTTCGGCAATCTACACCCTCAAAACAGGCGTGAGAATAAATGGGGTGATGTACAACGCCGGGATGTCGATTGCTGTGCTTGCAGAGGCGGGAAAGCCGGTAGTCACCCGAGTTGGTTTCAACGCTAACCAGTTTGTACTGATGAGCGGCAGCGGTGATACCCAGTACTCTCCGTTCGCTGTCATCAATGGTCAGGTCTTTATGAGCTCCGCATTTATTCAGGATGGCACGATCACCAATGCCAAAATCGGCGACTTCATCCAGTCCAATAACTACGTTGCTGGGTCTGTCGGATGGAGGCTGGATAAATCAGGAACATTCGAGAACTACGGTTCGACAGCTGGAGAGGGAGCCATGAAACAGACAAACCAGACAATCAGTGTGCGTGACGCCAACAATGTGTTGAGGGTGCAGATCGGGAGAATTACGGGAACATGGTAAACATTGGGCCTCAGGTGGGGGCCTTTTTTAGGATGAACAGCTATGGCTCAGTACGGAGTTGAAACCTGGGACACCTCAGGCAGGGCGAACAACTATGGGATTAAGCCAGTCAGTGTAAGTGGATATCTTCAGCTGGCTCAGAACCAGAAAACAGGCTTTTACTCAGTCGTGCTTCCACCGGGGTGTAAGCTTACTTACTTTCAGATCATGAACGGTGATCAGTGGGGAACGAGCCGGAGGAAGATCACTATCTCAGGTGGCACTGCAACGGTATCGGCAGTAGGCGATACCGACTACTCCGCAGGGACTGAGCCTGCGGCTGCGGCGTATCTCATTTTCCAGATAGAGAGGGCATAAATGGCGCAGTATGGCGTTTTACTGACAACGACTGCAGGAGAAGTATGGGTCACCGCTAACAGTTCGCCTATTTCGTTGCAGGCACGGAAGACAGCAGAACTACAGGGGACATCAGGTTTCAACACTAAAGTGACGCATACATTTCCCTCAGGCCAACCCGTTGTCGCCTTCGTTCATTGCACGGTTGAGGTGGAAATCACCCAGACGATAAGCGGGAACACTATCACTATTGATTTCCTCAGACCAAATGCAACCGGCACAGCGTACGTTTATTTTTTCTCTATTTTCCCACAGACAAAGCCAGACTACGGGCTGGCCGTCTGGGATGCGTCAGGGACGCTTATTTTGACAAACGAAACGCGCACACTCAGTGATGTGGTAACCCTCGGTACTGCCGGAGTAGATGCAAGTTCAGGTTATAACATCAATACCACGCTGGCGGGGAAATGGGCCTGTATGCCTGCCATGCTGGG